GTTTCCCACCCCTAGTTTGTGCATATAACATATACTACCTAACTAACCACGTTGGCTGGCATGGCTATCAGAGACCGAATCAAATCGTTGCGGCGGGTGAAGGCAGGGGATTTGCGGCCAAACCCTCGCAACTGGCGGGAGCATCCGGAGGCACAGCGGGAGGCGTTGCAGGGTGTCCTGGATGATGTGGGGTATGCTGACGCCTGCCTGGCTCGGGAGTTGCCGGACGGGTCGCTTGAGTTGGTCGACGGGCATCTTCGAGCGGGATTGGATCCGGAACAGAAGGTGCCGGTACTGATTCTGGACGTGACCGAGGCGGAGGCGGCAAAGCTGCTGGCTACGTTGGACCCGATGGCGGCGATGGCGGAGGCGAACGAGGATGCGTTGTCCGTGTTGCTGGAGGAGATCGAAACGGACTCGGCCAGGTTGCAGGAACTGCTGGATGGACTGGCGGAAGAATACGAGATATTGTTGGCCGGAGAGGTGCCTGCCCCAGAAATGCCGTCGACAGTAGCTGAAAATGTTGCGGAAATGAACGCTATTCGGCAGCAAAGAAAGGAGGCTAATGAAAGTACGGCAAACCAAAACGACACGGAGCGGTATCTCGTCATTGTTTATCCGGATCGTGAGACCAGGGACAAGGCAGTATGCAAATTAGGATTGCCTGCGGACGAACGATACGTAAACGCCAGCGATGTACGATTGCGTGCTAGGCCTGGAATCAAGCCGATAGAATGGACTGATAGACAAAAACGACAATCGTCCGGACCAGCAAAAACGGGGGCGGGCGGATGATGCCAGGACGATTACGAAGTGCAAGAAATTTGCTACGCCTAGTGCGCAATGAGACGGAGAACATTGGTGTGGCAGTAAGTTTCGGCAAGGATTCCCTTGTCGCACTGGACTTATGTTGCCAGTTGTTTCCGAGGGTGGAGGCATTCTACATGTACCGTGTTCGCGGTTTGGAAATTGTGAATAAATGGTCCAACCGGGTGCGGCAACGGTTTGGTGTGGATGTGCAGCAATACCCACATTTTGATCTGGCAAGATGTTATCGACACGGCGTTTTGCAACCCCATTGGAAAAGACACAAAAACGTTCCTGCTATCAAAATGAAGGAGATAGAGAAACAGTTTCGTTGCGACCAAGATATACAATGGATTGTCTACGGATGGCGACGAAATGATTCATTTTCTCGCGCTATTATCATGAGACAATGCGGCGGAATCGATCACAAAACAAGAAGGGTGTTTCCTTTGCGAGCCTGGCGGAGGGCAGATGTGATTGAATATCTTGAAACACGAGCGATTCCACTACCTGAAGAACTAGGCAGAAAAGATCAAGGTGGTCTGGATTTCAATCCTGGCGCTCTTGCGTTTTTGAAACAACACCACCCTAAGGATTACGATAAATGGATACGTGATTTTCCATTTTCGGAATTGCAACTTCAAAAAGTGACAACTTGCCGGATACCGAAAACGGCTGAGAAATAGCGGTTGTACGTTCAAGAATCCAAGCGAACTCATTTGGGAGCGGCAGACAACAAGCAAGGCTGGCATCGAGATATGTAGCGGGACGAATGTCCACGAGGTGCGTATACGCGACAGCAACACCTACTGGCAAATCAGAATATTTACGTTTGCTGGCGCAGATCAATAGCGGGCCACGGTAGCTGGTACGCCAAGTGCGTAGTTCGATCAATTTTACTCCACGCGAAATCAGGTCCGCCCATGGCTGTCGAACAGATAAGGCTTTCATGTGACGATTCTCCATGAATTGCGATGTCCCCAAAGCGTGGTATTAGTATACCGCCCATAAGCGGCAGTGTAAACCTGTATGAATGTTCACGTAGCAACTCTTCAGTCAAAACGGCCCGACACGAAACGAAACGTTTTCACTATCGCATGACTGACAATTAGGTAGGTACACCTCGACAGCCGGCGGGTTGTCGAATCGTGGACCAATAGAAGCGGCAGTAGGGTGCCCTATCATCCTGCTGCCGTTTTTCTATTGGTCGATCGAACAGTAAGAAGCATGCCGAAGAAAGCCAAACCCAAACCGACGCGGGCAGACGTTGCGGCTGCTGAGAAGAAGTTGGCCGAGACCTTGCGGAAGCTCCGGGCCGTCAAGCGGGGGCTACCTCCAGATGAGGCGGAGCGGGATGCGGAGCGTGAACGTCAGCGGAAAATGAAGCGAGAGGCAACTTCCTCGACAAAAAACGTCGAGATTCCCAAGTTGTCCGCGAGCAACCGACGCCGCCGACTCCGTTATGAGAGGGATGATGCGGCTTGGCTTCGCTACTATTTTGGAAAACTGTCCGGCTGTGCCTATCCGTTTTGGTACGCCTTCACCATGCAGCAACGGGTGATGATTGATGGCATTGGTCACGCGGCTCGGTGGGGCGGCGACCAGTCAATAGCCGCTTCCCGTGGTGAGGGGAAAACTACGATTTTCGAGAGGCTACTGACGAAGTACATACTTGAGGGACGAATCGCCTTTGGTGTTCTTTGTGCGGCGACCGGTGCTCACGCGGCCGGGAGCCTTGAGACGATCAAGGCGGCGATTGAATCGAACGCCCGGCTCTTGGCGGATTATCCAGAGGTCTGTATACCTGTTCGGGCCCTGGAGAACACTCCCAATCGGGCACATTATCAGACCGTGAGCGGTTGGCGGTTTGACAACGGCGAACAATTCGACCGGTCGCCGTCCAAGTTTTCCTGGTGCGGCCAGGAGATCGTTCTACCGGACGTGCCAGGCTCTCCGTCTGCCTCGGCGATTATCGCGACCCGGGGTCTCGACGCAGCCGTGCGGGGGCTGAAGAAGAAGGACCGACGTGTTGACCTGGTCGGAATTGACGATCCGGATACGGAGGACACAGCCCGGAGTGAGGACCAGGCGGAGAAACTTGAGACCCGGATTGACCGGGCACTAGGAGGCCTTGGCGGTCAGCAGCGAGCGGTTGGGCGGGTGATGTTGACGACGCTCCAGAATCGGATTTGCGTGGGGTACAAATTTACTGATCCAATCCAGAAACCGACGTGGCAAGGGAAGCGGTTCCGCTTCTTGGTCAAGCCTCCGAAGCGGCTGGAACTCTGGCAGGAGTACATGCACCTGCGTCGGGTCGGGCTTCAGGCCAGAAATGACAAGGGGGAGGCACTTGACCCGTTTGCGAGGAAGGCACACAAATTCTATCTGTCGAACCGGATGGCCATGGACTTGGGCGCGGAGGTTGCCAATCCGCACCGATTCGACAACGCCAAATTGCCCGATCGATCGAGGTTAGAGGTATCCGCCCTACAGAGATACTATAACGAGGTGGTGCGTATCGGGCCGGAGGCGGTGGCGTGCGAATACGACAATGATCCGCCAGAAGAGACCGGAATTGTCGAGAGCGGGATTACCCCACATCGGATTCAGCGGCAAGTATCGGGTGTGGCCCGGCGACGCATTCCTGATGATTGTACGATGGTCACGCAAGGGGTCGACGTTCGCAAAATTGCCCTACACTGGGTCGTACGGGCGTGGCGGCCGGAAGAGAAAGAAACCTGGACCGGATTTACGATCGACTACGGCGTGACGGAAACCAACGTGCAGAGGGGGGCGGCGGAATCGGCTGTAGATTCGGCGATTATTCGGGCTCTTCATGATCGGCGGGAGTACGTGGCAGAAAATCCGTATATGACGGGAGACGGCCAGATCATTGAACCGGAGTATTCCCTGGTTGATTCCGGCTGGCGCACGGAGACTATCTACCAGTTTTGTGACGAGGCGGGGCTGGGTTGGTACCCGGCACAAGGTCACGGCAAATCCTCAGGCTGTGTGGCCGTCAGTTTTCGGGCTCCAACGCAGAGCACGCCGACGAAGTTGATCGGTTGGGGGTACTACCTGGCGGCAAGGCCGGGGAGTGGCGGGGCGGCGTGGCTGGTCCACATGGATTCGGACCATTGGAAGGCATGGGAACACGATCGATGGATGAGCGATCCCCAGAAACCGAGCGGGCTGTTTATGTGGGGTGAAACCAGCGGTAACCCCGATCGCATGTCGTTGGACGAACGGGCCCATCATTCCTACGCCAGGCATATTTGTGCGGAGATCGAAGTCGAGGCACCCGACAAGAACGGCATAATGAAACGCTACTGGAAGGCGAAGAGCGATAACAACCATTGGTTGGACGCCTCCTATCGGTGCGATGTAGCCGCAGCAATGGCAGGGGTGCGGTTGTTTGGTATGCCGCTGCCGGAGGTGGTCGACAAGGAGGACGATTACACTGGACCGATAATTAGTTTCAAAAGGTGATGCAAATGGCAAAGAAGAAGCAAGCAACTTCAAAACCCGAGACGGTAGACCAGCCCCAGGTAGCCCCGGTAACCGTCTTGATAGAGGCTCCGTTGGGGTACGTGGGCAAGGATGAATACCTTTCGAGACACGTCGAAAGTCGGCTTAAAACTCGCGAACAACAATTGGCCATGAAGCGGGTGTTGCGCGGGCTTCAAAGTACGGGGGCCACGACTAATGACGGCCGTCCTGTGCAACGGCCGGGTGAGGCAGTGCGGTGGTTGTTGGAGCAAGTATCCGGTTCGGAATAGGCGGATTGGCGTTCCGTAACGGCGGCTGGATGGTTTAGCCTATAAGAATGGCTGCCGAATCTCTCACCACCACTCTGACCGCGTTTGACGAAAACGCCGATTACGACGCCGACACCTCCGTGGCGAAGGCCAAGTTATTTCGTACGGCTTGCCGTCGCCTAATCGTCAAGTTGCCCTCTCAGGCTAGCCGAGGCGGGGCAGGCGGCAACCAGGAATTCGGTTTCCGGGTCGACGAAGTGCGGCGGATGCTGCAAGAGGTTGAGGCATGGCTGTCGTTGAATGATGGCGATTCGCACCCCGTGACTCACCCTGATTTCCAAAACTCACGGGGTGATATGTGAACCGCCGATACATGGAAATCGGTAGCCCGACACTGAACGATGCCTTTGAGGAATTGCGCGCGGATTACGATTTGTCGAAATCGACATCCTATCGTCGGTCGCGGGCCGGTGTCTCGTCCGTTGGAAAACACGCCGATTATCATTACCGCTCCGAGGCTCAGTTTTTCCGTGCCATGGAGCTTTCGCGGGACATTGACCGCAATGATATTGTAGTTGGCCAGGCCGTCGAACGGCTCGTAGATAACGTGATTCAGGATGGGTTTACGCTCGACACTCAAGTCGAATCGCTCACTGAAGAGCAGCAACAGGAGGGCCGTCGGCGTCGATCTTCGCTGGATGACGATCTATCGGCGAGATGGAAGGCGTGGGCGGAAAACGAAGACGCCTGCGATCTGGCGGGAGAGTTGGATTTTCACGCACTTGAACGCTTGACGTTGCGGCAGACTATCGTAGACGGCGATATCATGCACCTCCCTATCGCCGACGCCGGTGCCCTGGAGACGTGCGAAGCCCACCGTTGCAAGACGCCAAGCAATACTCGACGGAATGTCGTGCTTGGCGTCTTGCTGGATGAGGTAACCCGTAAACGAAAAGAATACTGGCTGACCAAGGAAGATGTCGGAGTTCACTCGGCCGTTGCTAAGGTCGGCGATATGTTGCAGTATCCGGCCAGGCAAAGAGATCGGATCACCGGACGAGACGAACGGGCGGTAATCCACTGCTACCATCCTCGCCGGAAGACGCAAACGCGGGGATTTAGTGCGTTTGCTCCGATCGGGATGATGACGGAACACCACGATGATTTGCAATTCGCGCAACTCATCAAGGCTCGGGTGGCGGCGTCGTATGCGATTCTGGAGGAAATGCCTCCAGGGATGCCGGGTGGAGCGCGGGCCGCCGCAGGGGCCACGGGGGAACGTAGTACTGAGACACTTGGCGATGGATCTACCCGACACTGGGAAGGGCTTGGGCCGGGGATGCGATATCGCAGCCGGCCCGGCGGCAAGCTGGTCGGTTTCTCGCCGAATGTGCCGAACTCCGAATTTTTTGAGCATTCAATGTTGATCCTGACGTTTATCAGTATCAATTTGGGGCTTCCGGTACAACTTTTGATGCTTGATCCTCGGCGGACGAATTTCTCCGGATGGCGTGGGGCCACAGACCAGGCACGGTTGGGGTTTCGCAAGTTCCAGCGCTGGCTGGCCAAATCGTTTCATGCTCGCGTCTATCGATGGAAAGTTCGGCAGTGGATGGCAGAAGACCGGATCCTGCAAGCGGAGTATGAGCGAATTGGCGAGCAGCTTTTTGCCCATCGTTGGAACCCGCCACGATGGCCGTATATCGAGCCGATGACCGATGCGTCGGCCGGCATTCTGCGAGTTCGCAATCTCCAGACGAGTCCCCGACGGTTGGCGGCGGAAAACGGCTTTGAGTGGTCGGAAATCAGCGAGGAAACCATCCAGGACAACGGCCAAGTGATTCGGAACGCCAAACGTCAGGCGGCCGTGATCAACGGGGAATTTCCCGACGATCCCGACCGGGCGTCATGGCGAGAGGTGCTTTGTTTGCCGACGCCGGACCGGGTAGGAATGCAAGTTATGCCTACTCAGTCGCAGGACAAACCGCAACCGGCCGAGCAAGGAGAGATCGCCGATGAGTAAATTCTCGATCGTCGCCAATGCCGACGGGGTCGCCGAAATTGTGCTGTATGACGTAATCGATCGTCTCTGGGGAATCTCGGCAAAAACGATCTATGACCAGTTGAAGGAACTGGACAATATCAACACTCTGCGCGTACGGATTAACTCCAGCGGCGGATCCGTATTTGAAGGCATGGCTATCTATAATTTGTTCAAGAGCCATGAGGCGAGGGTGGTGGTGGTAATCGACGGTGTGGCGGCGTCGATGGCCTCGATTGTCGCGATGGCCGGCGACGAAATCGAAATGGGCGAGGGAGCCTATTTGATGATTCACGATCCCCTTGGCTACGTGCGAGGCGTATCTGAGGAAATGCGGGACATGGCCGACCTGCTAGACAAAATGCGGGATCAGTTAATTGGGATCTATGCCCGTCGGACCTCGCAATCCGTTGGCCAGATTCAGGAGTGGATGAAGGCCGAGACCTGGATGACTACGGACGACGCGATTGCAAACGGGTTTGCAGATCGTTCGGTTGCCGGACTGCAAATTGCAGCCATGGCACCAGTTGGATTATTCGACAATCCGCCGCAATCCCTGTTGAACGATGGGGGTAAGTGGCCCGAAAAAGGAGAAGTTACCATGGCAGAAACTAACGCACCAAAGTCAGCAACGTGGCAAGAACTCAAGGCTTGTTGTCCCGGTGCCGATGCCGAGTTTCTTGGTTCACAGATGGACATGCAGGTGACGGCAGAAACCGCTTCGCAGGCGTGGATGTCGGAACTTCAGAAGCGATCCGAAGCGGATGCCAAGGCCCGCCAAGATGCCGAAGACGCTAGGGCCGAGGCGGAGAAGCAGGCGGCGGATGCCAAGGCCGAGGCGGAGGCGGCGAAGGTCGGCAAGCCGGGTGTCGAGATGCTCGGCGGCGGAAAAACATCGCAGGATAGCGATCCGATAGCCGCGTGGAAAACAGCGGTGGAGGCCAAAATATCCCAAGGAATGGACCGGGTCAAAGCCACTCGTATGGTCGTCCGCGAGGATCCTGAATTGCACGCGACCTACATTGCTGCCGTCAATGCTACCTAGCGGCAATAACGGGACGTTGGAATGTCGCGCAACCGTAAACAAAGGTGAGGATATCATGAGTCAATACGTTGAAACACCGACTAAGTCGTTTTCCTGTAGCGGGGCGTTGGCCGCCTACTTGCGGGTTAAAACCCCTAATTCGCTTGCCCTAGCGGATGCAACAGACGTAGAGCTTGGCACTATGGAAGAGGCCGCACTGGCTGCCAATGACATTCGAGCCGTCCGACTTCGTACAGCCCAGGGTACCTGCAAGATGGTTGCTGCCGGGGCGATTACCCTGGGTGCAACCGTTTACGGTGCCGCGTCTGGAACTATCGACGATATCGACAACAACAACAAAATCGGCATTGCGCTCGAAGCGGCTACAGCGGCAGGCGACGTTATTGAGGTACTGCGGGACTGCTCTCCGCCCACTGGTATTGCTGCCGCCATGGGGGTTGGCATTACCGGAGCGGCTGACAATGTTGTCAGCGCTGTTGAGAAGGTCGGCTCGATGTACAAGACGACCATCATAATCGACATCGATGGCCTTAACTGCGGTGGCTCTGCCGGCGACATTATCGGAGCCGACGGCGCTGGTGTAGCCCACCTCGGCCAGATCACCGCAGCCAACAACGGCACAATTTTTGCCGGTTCAATGACGTGTCTCGAACTACCAACCGGTGGTGATCCGGATATTGACTTGTATTCGGCAGCAGAGGCAACTGGGGTTGAAGATACCGCGATTTCCGCACTGGATGAAACCAAACTCGTGGACTCCGGCGACCTCGTGGCCGGTACGGAATTGCCGTTGACCGCATTCCCGGCGGCGAATGAATACCTGTACCTAGTGTGTGGTACTGCGACGGATGCCACGTATACCGCTGGCATTGTGAAGATTGAATTGTGGGGTAAGTAAACCACATGCGTCCCGTTAGTCGGGCCACTCACGACCTTTTAAGAGGAAATAACCATGCCTTCACCTTCAAGTTCACTTTCGACCCTGCGGCCCGATCTTGCTACGTTCGAGGAATTCGACCTGGAGATGGACCGTCGAGGATTTGTTGCGTCTCGGGTAGCTCCTGTTATCGACGTGGCAAGCCAGAGCGGCACATTTGGCAAGATTCCGGTTGAGCAATTGTTGCAGACCAGTGAAACCAGCCGGGCACCTGGTGCGGGCTACTCGCGTGGAAACTTCACGTTCACGTCCGCTACGTACGCCTGCAAAGAGCATGGCCATGAAGAGCCGGTAGACGACCGCGAAGCAAAGATGTACGCAAACTTTTTCGATGCCGAGCTAATTGCTACGCAAAGAGCGTACGATGCTGTTGTTCGCAATGCTGAACTCAGAATGGCCGCCGCTATTTTCAACGCTACGACCTGGACAAGCTTCACCACGGGCATCACGCACGAATGGGATGATGCTACTAACGCTGTCCCGATTACGGATGTCAACACGGCCGTCAAGGCGGTGTGGAACCAATGCGGCATGTGGCCTAACGCATTGATCATCAACAGGCACGTTTTCAAAAACCTCCGGCTGTGTGCTTCCGTGATCGATGCGATCGAGAGCAGCGGTGCCGGATCGTCCAGCGAACAAGGCAGTATCACGGTTGCGCAGATTGCAAACGTCTTTGATCTGGATTACGTAATCGTTGCCGGCGGTACTGAAAACACAGCCAAGGAAGGACAAACCGCTTCCTACGATAAGATCTGGTCGGACGAGTACGCAATGGTTTGCCGGGTGGCTACTACTGCCGATCCTCGCGAGCCGTGCATCGCCCGAACGTTTCACTGGGGTGAAGATGGCAGTTCAATCGGCGGAACGGTTGAGAGCTACCGCGAAGAGCAGAAACGTTCCGACATCATCCGGGTCCGTCATGATGTTGACGAGATTGTGATGTATGCGGAGATGGGGCATTTGCTGTCCAACGTGACGACCTAATCATGAGTCAGTTTGATTCGTTGTATGAAACGCATGAGGCCGTATTTACCGACTTGTTCGGCGAGACGGTCACGTTGCATCGTGCATCGAACTCGACTTCAGGTATTTCCGCCTCGTGGACGGGGCAGGGGACGGAAATACAAACCAATACGAGGATGGGAGTCAAAACGTCATTTGCGGATCGTATTTGGCTCGTAAAGAAGGCCGATTACGTGATCGACGGATCGGCCGTAACGCCAACTGCGGGAGACCGACTGGTCGATTCGGATAGTGTGCGATGGGAGGTGATGAGTCAGCCCAACACGCCGGCAGCAGAAAGTTACGGCGGGGGCCTGGAGTGGTTACTGAGAACCAAGCGGATCGCGGGGGCCTGATTATGGATATCAAATCCCGGCGAGCCGTTAAGGGCGGAGAGACTATTGCCGGCAAGCTGTATCGTGGCGGACAATTCATCCCTCAGGACGCCCTTGCTATCCAGGCAGGTCTTGACCGGGGCAGTGTCGCGATTGGCAAGAAACGACTCCGCAAGGAAGTTGCAAAGGGAGCCTACAACAGTTTCTTTCATGCGGCGGGGAGTATTCGGAAAGCGGCGCGTAAAAGCATCAGGCGGAGTAATAAGCCCGGCCCGCCCGGTGGGCCGGTGCGATCCAAGCGAGGTCGGGGCGGAGGACTGGCGAAACGTTCGATCCTTTTCAAGGCGGACAAGGAAGGTGCCGTAATTGGATTCGTAGCCAGTAAGATCGATCAGGCGATGGAAGTACATGAGCACGGAGGAGTACGCGGCGGCGTGCGATTTGCGAAGCGGCCTACGATGGCTCCGGCTCTGGAGAAAAACCTAGCCCGATTCCACCGAGAGTGGAGAGGGGTGATTGGATAGGAGTTAGATCATGTCGAAGAAGCGCAAAGGCCATGAGATGGCCGTCTACTACGGGACGGCCGGCAGTACCGCCAGCACTCATATTGATGCCAATCTTGTTGACGCCGATCCTGGTGGGGCTGATTTTGATTTCGTCGATCTACCCGACCGTGGCGATGGGACGACGTTGCCGGTGATGGATGAATACCCCGTCAAGAAAAATTCGCAACCGTCCTTTTCTATGATCTACCACGATGGCGATACAAATATGACGGCGCTCTTGGCGGCGGCTGATGCCAATCCACCTGTAGGGAAGGCAATCAAGATGGAGCGTGTCGTTTCCGGCGAGGTGGCTTTCGACGGTGATTGCTGGCTCAAGTACAGCAGTCCCGGGGCCATCGGCGATGGGCAAACGGTGGAGTTTGAGTGTCATCCAACGTCCGCCTACGCTCGCGATTTCGTCACGACCTAACAGGAGGACTGCACATGCTTCGGATAACGAAGGATACGCTACGGCATTTGAATGCCGCCATCGGAAAGCTGGACGTGGACAGCAATCAGATATTTACGGGGTTCGTTGGCCGGCTCGAAATGAGCGACAGGCTATACCACGGCGATCTGCATTACGCGGCGCAGAGCGAAGGGACAACGCCAGACACCGTTTCGTTACAGTCAATTCTCGCTCCGACGTCGTCGGAGCAATATGGAGAACCTACCGATGGCATCGCACAAGATTAAGTTCGGAATCGAGGGCTCTGGCATATCGCGAAACAAGGAAATCAGCTACACGCAAGCGGGCGTGGTGTTGATTGACGGCGAAGAGGTCGCCACGGGCGAAACCGATTTTGAGATCACTTTCGCCCTGGACGTGTCGGCGTGCAAGAGTTTCTATTTGGAATCCGACCAGGACGTCACGTTTGAAACCAACAGCGGGGCGGCAGCCGATGACACGATTGCCCTGAAGGCAGACGAACCGTATGTTTGGCACAGCACTTCGTACGATTCGTTTCTTTTGGGCACCGACGTTACGACGAATGTCTTTATCACAAATGCGTCTGGGTCAACGGCAACGATCTATTGCGTTGCTCTCTTTGACGTGACTCCGTAGGGGGTAATCATGGCTGGGTATTTTTCTGGAACCTGTCAGTTGTCCGGCGAATGGCGGCCGGGGGCGGGATCCATCACTAATACGGAAATCTCCCCATCGGCGGCGGTTGCCCGAACTAAGTTGGCGCAGGACACGTCGCAAGAATATGTTGTGCCGTGGTCCGCACTTCGCGTGCATGATGCGATTGAATCGCTGTTGCCGCAGCCTGCGGCGAATGACGATCTTGGATGGCCCGCTACGCAGACTATGGGGACAGTAACGCCATTTGTAGAGACGGCTGACCTCAAATCCGCAGGGGCAACTAGCGTCTATGTTCGTTTTCAGTTTACGTTGCCGCCGGAATACGACGCTGGCGAAACGATAACGCTCCGTCTTCGTGCCGGAATGAATACCACCGTCGCAGATACGACTGCCACAATTGACGCGGTAGTCTACAAAGCAGACGAAGACGGCGGTGCTAGCGCGGATCTCTGCACTACCGCCGCCCAGTCAATCAACAACCTGACGGCGGCTAATAAGGATTTCACAATATCACCGTCGGGGTGCGCTCCCGGCGATGTGTTTGATGTGCGAATCGAGATTGCAATCAATGACGGAGCCACAGGTACAACGGTGATTGGCCGTTGCTACAAAATTTCACATCTACTAGACATTCGCGGATAACCCTGAGGGGAGCCATGAGTAAATTCGCTGACGCGCTGGGACAAGAGTGGCAGCTAGAATTCGACGGATTCTTGCTTGATCGAATCGCGACGGAGGCCAAAGTCGATCTCGCGGACCTGGCCGACGGGCTGCTAGCTGTAGAGCAAGATGTCAAGGCATTGATTCGCGTGTTATCGGTAGCGTGTGACGAGCAACTGAAAAAGCAATGCAAATCAGCGGCCGAGTTTCAAAAGCAAATCCGCAAGGATGCCATCACACGGGCCCGGGCGGCTGTCATGGAGGCCCTGGCGGATTTTTTCCCGGAGAGCGAATGGTCCGCGATGCAATCGAACTTGATGACGCGGAAAAATCAACCGGAGATGACGCCGGAGCAAATGCAATTAGCAGCCGGATTCTTGAAAATGGATCCAGAGGTGCAACGGGACGTAATAGGTCTGATTCAACTAGAGATGACGGAGGATGGGAGTTTGCCGTCATCGTTGGGCGGCGAGTCTGTATCCGCCCCGGATGCCACGCCGCCGATGCCTGCCGACGTTTTGCCGGAGAATGTGGAGTCAGTCCCAGGGGACTTACCCTCCGCGACCTCTGGCTGATGGTGGTAGCTGCTCGTGAATCGCGGCGGGCATTGGCCCTGGACGTGCGAACACTGGTCTGGCAGGAAAAGCGCTTTGACGCGGAACGGTTCATTCGCACAGGGCAAGTGATGGAGTGGGGCAACTATGGCATACCTGATACGCCGGCCATGCGAGCAGCGAAGGCGACTGTAGAACGCGAGCGGAAAATACACGAGCAGGCCGGGAGGGGTTGACATGCCGACCAAACGGGACGTCGAGGCCGGCCGAGCTTTCGTACGGCTCTATCTGAAAAACGACATGAGCCGGCAGCTTGTTCTCGCGTTGCGGAAGGCCCAGACGAGGCTCCGCAATTTCGGCCAATCCGCTACCGTGACGGGGGCGAGAATTGCGGCGGTAGGAGCGGCGATGGTGTCGCCGTTTGCTTTTGCTACCAGGACCTTCGTCGAGTTCGATGACGCGATGCGAGAGGTTGCGGGCGTCACGCAGGCCACGGGCGCAGCCTTCGACGCTCTGACCGCGAAAGCCAAACAGCTTGGCTCCTCTACCAGTTTTACGGCCAGCCAGGTTGCTCTTTTGATGGCCGAACTTGGCCGGGCCGGTTTTGCCCCCAAGCAAATCGAAGCCATGACCGGAGCGGTTTTGGCCTTGTCTCGCGCGACCAAAACCGAGGGGGCCCAATCGGCCGGTATCATGGCCTCG